TCGATATATTGTTTGGACAAATTAAGACCAAATGACAAAGCGGAATCTGAGGCGGCTTTAATCGTTGGGTTGTCGTCGTTAAAAACCTTACCCGTCTTACCCGAGTTATTGGCAAATTGCGCATCGATCGCCGGCAGATCCATCTGGGAAACGTCGGTAGGTTTGGCATTAGGATTAGTGACCTGGATAACATCACACCTGCAGCCCCAATCGAGCGGAGGATAGTAAGTATCCCAGAACTCATCATCCACCGGACGGATAACTCCGTTAAGCTCCGCATGCTCCTCACGGACGCGATCATCACCGGCGGTTATGAATTCCAAATAAGGCATTACATCTGCATCATCTACATAGCCCTGCCATTTATCTGCCATCATTCCGGCACTGGTAGAAGTGTTCCATTCCGTCTGCATCCAGTTTTTGTTATACTGAATATTGAGGGAGTCAACCACTTTTTTAAAGTTCGAAAAAGAAAGCGGATTGCCGTCACCGTCAAGCATTAGCGCCTTCATATCGTATTGAAAGCCCTGAACCTTAGCCGCGCTGAACTGATAGGCATTTTGGATGAGTTTTTCGCCCAAGACACGTCTATTGCTCCCAAACTCATAATCGCCAATAGTACCGTATCCCTCTTCTATGGCTTTTACAAGACTATCCGCAATGAGTTGTACCAGGTCCTCATCAACTACAAATCCATCAGGAAGGTTATCATCATAGATCATCTTTGCAATCCGGTGTGCTTCGGTCTGAGCCTGAGCAGCGAATGCATCGATCGGATTCTTTTTACCTTTTAGGGTTGAGAAAAAACCTGATAATAGGGCTCTTAAGCGCCCTGACGGTTTATTTGGAGTTGTGTCCTTTTTTTTGCCTTTGTTGGGCTTAGAGGGTACTGATCCATCTTCACTCTCTTTAGCTAATGCCTGCCCGGCGTTTGGCTCAAGACCTTCATTAACGGCTGGCGCCTCATCTCCTGCAGCAAGAGCGACAGCCGCCTTGCTCGCGGTTAAGGCATCAACTGCCGCTTTTTGATCGGCCTTCAGCTGATCGTAGTTTTCAGGTTTAGGAATATCAAAAGTTTCGTAGATATAATCATCCGAAACGGGTACGCTAAGATCTATTTTGATAGTCTTAACCATGTCGAGCTGAACCTTACGACTCAATTCCTCGGTATCCTGGTAAAAGAATTCTCCGCCGGAAACCGGGAACCCGTGGAGCTCGAGTAACTTCATGAAGTCATTATTCAAGATTGACATTACATCCATGCAGTCCTCGTTAAAGACATCCTGCTCACCACGCTCATGGATTTCCCCAAGCGCCCTTGCGCCTTTATTACCGGCATCGGTTGTCAGGGTTGACCCGATGATTAGTTTTGATATCTCATCATTACAAGCAGCCTTTAAAAGCTGATAAATATCTCCTGTAAGATTACTTCCCGCTGCATCGACGATTACTTCTGTGCCCTCGGGATAGGCAATATATGGCGCACCGCCTAAGCCAGCAAGCATTTGTAATAATGCGTTTTTTCCAGCTGTATCGCTCGGATTATATTTCCCTTTACGAAGAGGTCTACCAAATAGTTCTGCCAGTTCTGACCAATCGCCCATACAACCTCTTTTCCAAATCACATACTGAGCGGCAGAAACCAATAGACCAAGATCGCGAATTCCACCTGCTTCAATGACATAATTACTTTCCGGATTGCTTCGGAAATCGACGCCGGAGGTATCACCCTGATTGATCGTGACCAGGCCAAATTCAGGCATTACATGCTTGCGCGGGATGAGATCATATTTTAATTTTTCGCCGGTAAAATCGCACTGTACCAAGGTATGACCGTAGAACTTGTGGTCATTGAGGTCAGAGAGCAATTGACGAAATGCTGAGGTATTCAAAAAGTTTGAAACTTCCTCTACCTCCTCACCATCTTTCAAAAACGATATAGGCATAGCCCGAACTGCCCGGCGCCTCTTATCGATTACGGAGCGCAAATGACCGTCTAACATCAAATCCTCATAAAGATCATATAAGAGTAAACGCCTTGGTGATATTATACTCTCAGCGGACTGTATAGCCGTTCGCCAGGAGGCGATATCGACATTAGAACGGTAAGGTTGTTTGAGTACAAGCTCTGTGACTTTAATCGTACCGGTTGCACCGGCTTTGCGGGTTGTCTTTGCCATATTTTTTTAAAATATAAATTGCATAGTTAAAAAGGTAAGGGTAAATAATCACTCCAGCAGACAAATGAGCCATCTGAATTTAGTGTTATGGCTGGAGATATATTACTACATTTCCCAGAACCCAGATTATGAGGGCAATCAGACTTACGACAGTCGATTTGTGCGGGCTGATCCTCACACATCGGATAACGAGATAAGTCCTTTTTTATGTCTTTGGTCTGTGGCATTTTAGTAATGTGATACGCGTTTGTCGTTTGAGCCTCCTGCAATTGGGGCATAAGCAATAACTGCCGGATTGATATTGACGGATGTGGTACCCAGCTGGGCGGCTTTCAGAAAGTCGAGTGCGGCTGAGTAACGTGCGCTCCGGGTATGCGGAATGCTGGCCGCATCGACATAGCTCCAAATATGATAGATAGCCAGGTCGCGCGCGATCATGAGCACCATGTCATCGCGTGCAGTTCCGGTATTGGTAAGCTCCGTGGCAATATCATACTTTTCGCTCAGGTATGCCCTAAGCTGGCTTGCGGCTTGTGAACACGCTGTCGTAATAATACTGTCGTCAGAAGAAAAATCGAGCGCATCTAAAAGTGTTTGCTCGATACTGGTTTCAAGATCGGATTTTGTAATGTAACCCATAATGGTGATGTATTAATATTTTTTAGATCCTCCTTTTCGAACGCCAAGTGTAATGGGTTCGGAGGCAATTGTTTTTTGATTCAAAATAAAGACTCCTCCTTCAATAGCGTCTGGCCCGTCGATGTGGCTCGTTGTATTTGCGGCAAAATTCCGAAACTGATCCTCGAGACGGAGCATGTGTGGGTTTGACCTTTCTGCCTCATTCAAGATTAACCGGCTTTGGCGATTCAACGGTTCAAGATTCCCCTCGATGCGGGCAAATTTATCGGGCTTTTTTCGCACGTCGGGAGTGATATGGACATAATGCCCCTTCTCGCGTCCAATGGTGAAAAACAGCGGCTGAAACACTTGCTCATAAAAAGGATCCTGCAGTGAGTTATTCTCAATGTGATTAAAGGCCTGACTTTTGCCTCCTATATACTCTTCGATATCGTAATACCACTCCACAAACTTTGCATTTTTAACCTGCTCAAGATAGCCGGTCAGGATGTAGAATTTACCCTCCTGTTCTCCGATTAAAAATAAAGCTTTATAGCAGTTATCCTTATTCTCCTTATTTGAGGGGGCGGGGTCGCCGTAAGCTACCAGAAACTTAAATTCTGACAGTTCAGGACATTTTCCCCACGTTACCTCCTTAAATACGGTACCCTGGATAATCGGGTTATTGTAATACTCCTTTTGTACGGAGTTGTATGAGATCTTTGAGAGGAGCCAGTCGATATGCTCCTCCGTGTTTTTATCAGGCCAGGTGGATTTGCCATTTTTGTCACGGATGTTAATGGTATCGATGTGGTCAGCCTTTTCGCTTGAGCGGGCGATGATGCTATTTTTTGATATCAGGTTTCCCTGGAAGATGATACGCACATTACCGGAAACGGAAACGGTGGGGATGAGCGCCTGTTCCACCCAGTCCCATGTATCTGACACCCGCTTTTCATTTCGGCATCGCTCGTCCGTATCTATATCGTCAATTCGGATCACATCCGGACGGACGGCTTCGTTTCGCGTTCCACGCGGACTTTGACCTGCACCTATTGCGCGGAAGCTACAGGATTGACGTGTAACAAAATCGCCCATTTCCCATTGACGGAATCCGCGCTGCAGTCCATAGTCGGATATTAATCGGGCATTACTCTCAAGGTTAATCATGTAGGGCATTAAGAGCTCCTCCGCATTGTCATAAGTATGCGATACCAGAAGAAAGTTACGGGCGCGACCGGTCATGGCCATGTAAAGATCCTCCATCATGCCTCGGGTAGACTTAGCGAGTTCACGACTCCAGCGGCGTACTTCGTACCACCGGTTGTTTTTCAGTAACCTTTCGGTTGCCTTGCGATGAAATGGTGCTGAAGGGCTTGAGTAATACGCCGGAAAATAATAGGCAAACCAACTCTCTGAGTTTTTTTCGAGTTTGGCAATGCGAGCCCTGCGGGTAATTTCGTCCTCAGTAGGCAGCGGTGTACTGCGCATAAGGTTATCGCGGTAGGCTTCCCAACGTTCGATCTGATCCTTTGTTGATTTTATTGCCATGTTAATAATTATATGGTTGGTAATTCTACCGTTTGACCGGCTAAGGAATGCTGACAATCTGGTA